GCCAGCGAGTGAAAGAGATTATGAGCGCCGTTGATATTGGCCTCAGTGGGTGACCGTTCTGCCTTATCACATGCAGCATTGTAGGCATCGGCTTGTTGTTTGGTGAAAACATAACCAGTGAATGCCCTGTAACCTTCCGCGATGCGTTCCATTAAATCAGACCTTCCAGTTCGTTTAGAATTTCGTTTATTGAGGGTGCATCCTGTGGTTTCGCTTTGCGGACAATTAAGCCAGCCTTACGCAACTGAGCGAGAACGCTAGGAACTTGAGGCGATAAGAACGCCACTAGACCATTTGCATCAGCTTTCGCCATGGTACGCCATGCCTCTTCCCCGGCTTCCGTTTCGGGATAGAACCGCGTCCACAATCCATCATGACAGGCGTATGTTAGATCGGCTTGCATCACTCAGCCTTCCATTACGATTATTGAGATGAGCATAATCAGGCAGATGAAACCGCCCATTGAGGCGAAAGCTAATGCTTCATTGAATGTCATTTTGTTTCCCTTGGTTAGCGTTTAGGATGCTCCACAGTTCCCCGTGAAGGCACCTAAGGGCTAATCAGTAACCGGCCCACGTTCTCAGCGATGCAAAGTCCCCATCCCATGTGCCTGTAGTTTCACAGTGTTTTCCGTCTGCATTTGTGTAAGCATCCTTGACTGTGATTGTGCCGTCCGCGTTATCGCTAATGAACCAATCATGTTGAGCGGCCCATGCGATTTGCTTCGTGTTCAACATTCCGTTTTCCTCATCAGTTAGCGTTTAGGATGCTTCACGGTTTCCCATGAAGGCACCTAAGGGCTAAGCCCTAACCTGCATTGATATGCAGTAGTGGATAGAATGTAGTCCTATTCAATTGTCAAAGAACTCAGAGGCTTAGCCCCTGCCCTTCCCGGCGTTTGCCGTTCGGTGATTTGGTTTATATCCACTAGTGCATAGATACGCAATAGCGAAAATGAAAAAATAGACACGCTATCCATCTTTTTTGGATAAGTGCCTGAATTTATTGAAAAGGAAATGCCACAAGCCCGCCACATGGGAACATGAAGACGGCTAATGTTAGCGCCTTGAGGTGGCTTGAGGGCGACCAGTGGCGGCATGAGGTGGCGAAAAGGGCAGACGTGGAGACACTGAGACACGCACAGAAAGCCACAAGCCTGCCCGCCTGCATTGCATCGGAAGCACTAGCGGAAGCCTTGAGCCTGCCCCCCGGTGATGCTCAGTCTCTTTGAAGTCCAGCAAATGCAGGGCTTACGGGAAACGTGTGGCGGATTTAGTGGCAAACGTGTGTGCCCGCGAGCCTTTACCGCGCACAGTGAGCGCCTGCTCGTGCCTTTCACCGCGCCCCCACGGGGGGTACGCGCGCTGCCCCTCTATCGATTGCCGCCTCGGATTTTTTCGGGGAAATAGCCGCTACCCTTAGGGCATCACAAAGCATCCCTCAGGTTGACTCAGGGAAGCTCGTGGGAAGCGGAGAAGCTCTAGGGTGAAGGAATGTAATAGGTGAACCTCAAGGCTCTCTGTGAGTCTCTGAGGCTGATTGTAGGTATTGACTTTCCCTACGAAGGCGTAAGCCTGAGAAGGGAAAGGGCGATCTCATTTTCTGCAAGGAAACAGGTTCGAACTAGCAACTTGAATTGCCAACGTAACATTGTCGCCACTTCGATTTTTCAACCAAGAAACAGCTTTGATAATCTTGTCGTACGAGGTCTGTGAACGTCCTAAAGCAGGAGGCGGGCAACCAACAAGGCTAGGCGAAGCGGTATCCAGCACACCGTCAATATATCCCCAGCATCGATCTGTTGAGGCGTTACTCTCGAATTTACAAATGGAAAGGAACTCACCAATCTTCATCTTGGCGTAAGCGGGGTTAGCAGGAATGGCTAACACGATGGAGACTGATAGGAGAAGGCTTGAAACTAAGCGAGACAATTAATAGTACCTTAGGATGATGGTCTGCCATCCTTAGCCTCTCAGAAGTCGAGAGGAAAGCCATGGAAATGATCATATACATAAGTAATTGAACCGGGCCTCCTCCTATGGTGAGGGGTAATTGGTTTGGCGAAAAAATAGGCAGGAGCAATGAATGCTCCCACCTAAATGCTAGTTAAGCCAGCCGCTTTCGTCCTTGCTATCGTGCCCACGATTACGTTGTACGAGGTCCATGAACTCCTGCAAGGCTTGGTCCCTCAAGTTCTCCACATGCTCGTCATGGGCCTTCTCTGTGTCTCTCGCCATGCTTTCAGCCCAGTAGCCTACAGCCATCGCCAACACGTCAAGACGGTCATCCTTAGCTAGAGAGCCACGGTCACGGGTGATGCGAGAGAGCTGATACATGAGCTGACGCTGAGGTTCAGCGGTCATCTTATGGTCAACCTCAATGACCTTCTGATCGAACACAAGCCGGTGCTGATTCATGATCGGCTCAAGGGTGTCGCATATGCGGCGTTCTTTCTGCTGACTGTGCTTCACCTCCTCTATACCTACAGCATAGATTCGGGACACGATTGGCTTGAGAAGCTGCGTGAACATGCCATCACCGAAGTTAGCTTCGACAATGATCTTGTTAACGCTGTGCGTCTTAGCCAGGACTGCCAGCCCCTTGAGGGTTGCTTCGCTGTAACCTTCCTTGAAGCCGCCTGATGCGACAACGAAGAGGAAGCCATTAAGCTGCTTTACGATAGCGTAAGCGGTTTCGTCCTTGCCACGTCCTGAGGGGTCAATTGCCATGACACAACCGGAATACTCGGTCATCTCGTTCGATACCCACATAGGACGGAAGTAGGCATCGCCATTCAAGCCGACCATTGGAAGGTCGAGACGCTTATCAATATCCGAGGTCCAGACAAGCTTCACAGGCGCCATACGAGGGTCAAGCGAGGTAACCATAAGGTCACGGAACTTGAGCGGGTAGCGGTCCTGATCTGAGAGAGAGGTATCAAGCATGAACTGGAGAGCGAAGCCTGATCGACCATACGATGCTTCACGTTCCTGCAAGTCGAGGTCATGGAAGCGCTTCGGGTCAACTGGAGTACCTGCCCCCGCACCGTTCATAATCAACTGACTAACGAACGGAGCCAAACGTCCAAGGTACTTATCGGGATTTTCAGGGATACGGGCAGGCCAGACACGGATTTCATAGCCACGTTCAGGAAGTCGGTTATAAATCGACATTTCCGTCTGAGGCGTTCCGAGATAGATCACTCGGCCTCCGGGCTTTAGAACCGCGTCGAACTCCTTAATTCGCTCGGCCAACAAATCTCGCATCGTCGCGGTCATCGCATTGTTCAAGCTTTCAACGTCATCAGCAATGATCACGTCCGCACGAGAGCCGGTTAGCTGGCCGGTAATGCCCACAGACTTAACCGAGGGCGACTGCGAAGCGCCTGCCGGTCCTACGTCAAAAGCAATATTACTATCACGCTGGCCTTTCCCCGGCTTGAGGTGAGCCAATATAGGCATCTCGGCAATCAGTCGCTTCGTGAATGTCGAGAACGCATCAGCGCGGTCTTTTGCAGCCGATACGACCATAATGTTGAGCCGAGGATTATTTAGGAGCAGCCAACAAACGAAGGCACTTGTTACCCAGCTCTTACCTACGCCACGGAAGGCTTGAATGACGGAGCGCTTTGGCCCCTTCTGGAGATACTGAGCCATGTCATATTGCGTATCGGTTGGCTCGGGGAGATTAAGGTGCTGCCAGACTAGGAAGAGGAAGTTCCTGAAATCACGGCGCACGGGGTCGATTGGCGTCAAGCTCGTACTTGAAGCGCCATTAGATTGTACGTTCATATCGGTGCCTAGGAG